TTATGAATGGCGGCTCTCCTGACGCCATTCAGCCCGCTGATCCTCGCGGAAGTCGACGAGGTCTCTGACTGCATTTACCGCTGCTTCTTCCTCGTCGCAGAGGACGCCGTGAGGGTTTTCGACGAGTATGGCAGCGAAGCGTAACTTACACGCGATGTCACCTTCACTTTTCGCCACCTTGTCGATGACTGCCCTACGCACGATGCTAGCGGCTTCCGTTATGCAATCCATGGCGCTATCTGGCATTTCGCCGCAGCGATCGCCGATGGTGTTGAGCTCTACATAAAGCCGCGTCATGCGTGACAGGAAGGATTCTTCGGGCATGCCTTCGGCGTTCGCCGGTAAGACGTTGTTTACCATGATATCGGTTCCGTGTTGCTTCTCAATGTGATATGATTTATATAACCTGAATTAAGAAATGCCGTCAATATAAAAAATGCAAGGTGATATAAATTATGTCAATCACGGTAGGGCAGTGCCGCGCCGCTAGAGGCCTCATAGGCTGGTCTCAGGCGCAACTATCGGAGGCATCAAAGGTGTCAACGGCCAGTATTGCCAACTTCGAATCCGGCAAGAGAACGCCTATTGCTAACAACCTTGCCGCCATCCAGTCGGCTCTTGAAGCGGCTGGAATCATCTTCATACCGTCTAACGGCAACGGACCAGGCGTCCGGCTGCGCGATCGCACTTGATCCGCCCCGCCATAAAAAAGCCCCGCCAACCTTTCGGCTAGCGGGGCGAGATAAAAAACTTGATTGCAAAGAGTTGGTTCACGTACAACCGTCAATAAAGGACGGGAACCAAAAATTGGCCATCACACCACTACCATATGAAAAGCGAACTGTTTTCACTGCGTCTGGCAATGGTGAGTTATGCCACATCTCCACCGAGGTTGCGGCGGTTTGTGGAGTTAATGCCGGGCCACTGAAATTGTTGAACGGTGTAGAGGGTAATAGCGGCGGGTTCGGCCGAATACACATCGAGAGCCATGCAAGCCGTGTAAAGCAGCTTGACGGTCTTGGGTACAAAGACGTCATTTCTTATGTTGCATTCGTAGCGGCGGGCTATACCAAGATAGGTTTGCAGGAAGATGGACGGATAATAATCATCCGAGAGCAATCAGGGATGTTTCATCAAGTTGTCTGTCAGTGGGATGATGATCTCAGAATTTGGAGCGTAACTACAGCCATTCCCAAGAACAACATGCGAAAGGTTGTCGTGGTTTGGGAGGCTTGATAGATTGGCGACCGGTAGGAGCGAGCCCTACCTTCTGGCGTCGGTTGCCGTATCCGCTTTGCGACCGTTTCAGCCCCCAGGTAAACCTGCCGACGGGGAAAGGGTCCAAGCGCTCACGGAGCCGCCTGTAGTTCGGTGTGTGTGTGATAATCCAAAGTGACGACTTTGTCAACCATTCGTTGACATGCAAACAACCTGCTGTCTACCCTCCCCTTGTCGTCCGCGGCTTCTGCTGATTTTCAACGATACGGTCGACGCGGAGCGTCATCTGGTCGACGGCATCCTTTACGGCGCTGATCGCACCCATGATCTGCTCTGTCTGCTCGCGCAGCCCGGATTTCGAGACGTACGTTTCGGCGACGTGAAGCCGGTGTGCGGCGAGCTCTTCGCGCGCCAGCGAAGCCATCGCAGCAGCTGCACTCGCTGAGCTTGACGATTCGGTTTTCGCCGCGCTGATCTTGGCGTCGACATACTTCCATAGGCCGAAAAAGAAGCCAAAAAGCATGACGAAGAAGCCAACGACGCCCATGATTTCGGCGCCGGTCATTTCACGCCCCTGCCCCGCAATGCGTCGTCGCGGTCTACGATGTAGTTCCGTAGCGCCAGATGGCGCCGGTAGCACTCGAGCAATGATGTCCGGTCCGCAATCCACAAGTCTTCGACCTGCTCTTGCGTGATAGGCTTATTGCCGATGTTCGCAGGGGTCGAACATTTCTTCACTAGCGCGCTATCGGGAGCCGCGATCTCAGGTGGCTTGACCGGACTAACGGATTTTGTTGATACGCTGCACGCTGCCAGAACCAAGGGCAGTATGGCCAGCATCAGGATCTTGCTGAGCTTCAAGCCGCAGCTCCTTTCGCAATTCGTTGATTTCTTGTTCACGCGCTGCGATTTCCGCCAAGGCTTCAGCCTCGCGCTGCTTTGCTGCATTGTTTGCGATTGTTTGCCGGCGCTGCTCGTTGGCGTCTGCCTCGGCCAATGCAGCCGCTGTGGCGGCAATCTCGGCCTTGTAGCGAAGCTCGGCCGCCTCATATCCACTATTGTAGACGTGCGCGTGCACTGCCCACAGGAGAAGGGCTGCGGCAATCACGGCACAGACATACATGGCTGGTTTGCTGAATAGGATGCTCACTTGGCGGCACCTCCTAAACCAGACACACATACCTCCGCTTCGCCGGCGCGCTGTGCGTCACCCATTTCGCGGCGCTTGACGAGGCCGTTAACGACTTGCCCGCCAGCCTTATTCCAGGCTGTCTGCGCTTCGCAGCCTTCACGATGCCTGCCTTGTCGGTGGAGCGCAGCGGCCCGAGAGTTGACCATTCCGGATACTCCGAAGTTGTAGGCACCTGAGACCATGGATGCCTGCACGCCGATCGGCATGGAGGTGAAGCCTGGGATCTGACGCGTCAGCGGCAGGTAATAGTCATTGAAGACGCGGCGACGGAGCATGTCTTCGCACTCGGCCTTCGTCTTTCGCATGCCTGCGGTGATGCCCTTGGTCTCGCCGTAACAGATATCCCAGATCTTGGCGTAGCGGTCCCAGTGAGAAACAAGCGTCAGCCCCTCCCACGGCTTGATAAGAGTGTCTGTCGCAAGGACAACAGCGGGTGGCGGCGTGGCGCTTGATGGCGTCGACAGCGATGTCCAGCCTGCTGCGGCAGCAGCAATGACGGCCGCCGCAATAGCCGCTTTGCCGCGCTTGGTAGCGACGATCTTATTTACTGGCATCCGGATCCTCCTTTTGAGCGAGGATTCGCGCCGCGAACGCCGCCATCGTGACGACAAGCGTCAGGCCAGCAAAAATGCCTGGGGGGATCGGCAGCGCGATGTAGGGGAGCATTGCCTCAACGCCAGACAGCAACGCGGCGAGCAAGATTAATCGGACGGACCAAGCGCGTTTAAGCACCTGCCGCCAATTGTGGATAAGCATGGGGATAGATTCCTGGATTTAGCGGTGCGGAAGACAGCAATCGAAAATGGTGCTGAAAAGCGCGCTTCGTGCGAAAGCGTACAAGCTTCGCGCAATATTTCTGTTGTTAATTTTACTCAGCGGTGAGTAGCGCACACAGCTTCCGACCGCTAAGCCCGCCGTAGAACTGACAGCGGCGGGCTTTCTTATGCCTGCGGCAGACCGGCAAAGGTGAAGACGTACGTGTGCCTATTATGCTGAAGGCCAGACGAGAACCGGTAACTCGGAAAGAAACTCTTCCACCGTCGGGATAGCCCGCTCACCTGCCACGACCTTATCCAACTCGTCGGTAGCGTAAGTCCACACAGCAGAGCGCCAGGCGAACAGCGCCGCCGCTTCAGCCGCGAATTTCGGGCTAGGGTCATCCCGATATGAAATCGCGGTGTGGATGCTGTCGTAGCGGCGCTGAGAGGCCGTCGCGTCCAGATGCGACTGGATTGCACTTGAGAACTGTAGCTGCATCTCGGCGCTTGTGGCGGCCGGGGGAGAATATGGCTCAATGTTGTGACCCGTGCTCTCCCAAGCCTGAACCACCGACCAGAACCGAGACCCTTCATCAATTCCGGAATACACCTCGCCGTCATCCATCGGACCGGCTGTGATCTTTCCTGTCTGTTCATATCGGGCAAAGAAATGTGTCATCAGGATAGCTCCGCATCTGCGCGAACGGTTGAAGGTGCGTAAAGAAGGACGATCCTTCCAACGGTAAGATTGCTTGAAAGAATCACATCTGCCTCAATCACATCGGCTGTGGTGTAGTTGGTTTGGATGCCGTTTGCGGTAGTGGTATTGGACCCGTCGAACAGTCCGCCAGTGATAGAGACAGCAGGAACAGCTCGCATCTTGATTGGGAGCGGCCCACCGAGACGACCGGCCAGCGCTCCCCCAGAGCCCACAACCCCTCTAAGCGGCAGAGGAGCGGAAACGAAGTAGTGATGGCAAAGCGTCAGCTCATGCGGGAATGCTCGACCCGAGAAAGGCGTAACATAATCCCGTTCGAACTGCGGCAGCGCTAACGTGCCATTGCCAAACTCGACAACTACGTTCGCGCTCCCATCGACTGCCGCCGAAACCTGACCTGTAGATCCATAAGCACCGTTGTTGATCCGGCCTTGTGCCGTTCCAGCCCAAGACAAGAAGTAAGTTCCCGCTTCACCGGCAAACGCATTCGCCTCAATTATTTGCTGGATCGAACCCGCCGTGATGTTGAGCGTGGTCACGCCATTGTTTGTGGAGAATGTGTATGTGCAGCCGCTGGATCCGGCCTTCATACGGTCGTGACCGTAAGCACCTGCTGCGAGGTTTACGGTTCCACTCACGGCGCGCTGGTTGATAGAGAACAGCGGGTTAATGATCTTGTTGCGGAAGTTGCCAACGGGTGTAGAGCTTGCCGCTCTTGCTTCAGCCGCCGTCAACCCGACAATGGCCTTTCCTGTTGTGGACCCGAAACCCGCTATCTGGCCGTCAGTCACCCCGCCGCTAGGCCCGATCACGTCGCCAGTGCCCGTGCCATCCGAACCTCTTGCCGCGGCAAGCTGCCACCATGTATTCGATGTGGCGGGTAGCGTAGGCGGCGCATTGCCCGTCGTAGCGGTCTTTGCAATCCAGCTTGACCCGTTGTCGAGCACGAGATCGTTCTTAGCATAAGCAGTGCCCGATGCGTATGTGCCGCGAGGGTTCGCAACACCGGCAGGACCAGCCACGCCGCTGATGTAGAAAGGCACGCTCCAATCGGCAGAAGCATTGGACAGCTTCGTGTAGAACGCCGAGCGGCCATCGCCAACATCAGCAACAAGCACTCTGAAGTCCTTGGGCTGCCCGTCGTAAGCTGCACGACCGGCGAGATTAGGCACCTCTGCATCAAACTTGACGCCTTGGATAAGGTCTTCAAGATCGATAAGAGTGGCCGTGTTGGTCCCGGTGAAAAGCAGGACCTTGTTCGCGGATGGCGTTACACCGGCAGCCGCCGCCAGAGCCGGGTTGTTCAGCCGTGCGATATACTCGGCCAATCGTTGAGCGTTAGACACGCTCTGCTGGCCTGGAGTCGTATCGTAGGTGATCCAGTATTCTTGGCCGGAAGCGGTTTGCCCCGGCCAATCGATCGCGATCTCAAGGTGCGTGTCATCGATTATGCGCGTGACTGGCACGGCAACGCCCTTAGAACCGAAAATGCCCGGCACGACGCCAGCAGTTTGCCAGCCTGTCCCGACGCCAGTCACAATAGCGCTGCCAGCGGTCACGGATACCGTGCCCGTCAAATAGGGTGTGGTCATGTTGGGTAAGCCTTATCGCTTCTGCGTCATGATGAGCATCTTGGTGTAAATCGAACTCGTCGGTATTGCGGTGTTAACAACCTGATAAAAACGGAACCGGGTGGTTGTGCGGTCTGCAGGCGGCGTGAAGAAACCGAAAGACGAGACGCTAGTGGAAGTGATGGGTGCGCCAGCATTATTTGACACTGACACATCACCGAGGCCTATTCCATCGGTGTTGCTTTCTGCTCTCCAAATCATTTGACCGGTTGTGTTGTTACTACCGCCGCAACTCAGAGAAAAGAAAACCACAATATTTGGCGACCCAAGTCCGTGGTTTACATCGATTATGACGGAGTTGTTTCTATCGGCAGACCCTTGGTTTATGGTACTGATAGCGCCAGGAACGATGTTACTCGTGCCGATTACAAGATTGTCGATCTGAGCCTGCGAGATCTTCGCGTTGACGATTTTCACCTGCCCATCCTCGATCGCGAAAACGGAGTAGGTGTTGGCACCATCAACCACAACGAACTTGTCAGCGAGGAAACCAATCTCTGACTTCAGAACGCCGTTGACAGTCCTGATTTGGATGTACATTCCGCTCTGAATGAAGGCATCAGAGAGACTTGCCCGAAGCATGATCGAAAACCGCGCCGACACACCAGCAGGCGCCGCTACCGCCTGGAACATCACCAGGCCGTCAGCAAACATACCGTTGAACGTGGCGCTGACACCGTCGATCCGGGTTGATATCGCACCGTCAGCGTTTACGCGTGCGGTTCGCTCATCAGCAATAGCCGCAGTGTTGCCGTTCACGCTTGCGGTTAGCGTTGTCACGTCTCGCGCCAATGCTTCGTCAGCAGTCGCTGAAACTTGCCTGACCGACTCGATCGATGCAAACGCGTTGCCTACATCGACGCGCATCACATCGCGTTCGACCTGAGATACCGCGCCTTCCAGCGTTACCGCTTGAGCGAGTTGTTCAAGCTTCTGGAAGAAGTCCCTTGCCTGCCCGCCAAGTTGAGTGAAGACGTCTTTGACGTCCTGGCCAATTGTCGTCAGGTCGGCAACAACATCGATATCCTTGGACCCCAACTTGATGTTCGGCGTGCGAACAACCATGAAGCCCGACCAGAGTGTCTCACGATTACCGCGCGGGATATAGCGACCGCGGATACCGTAATCCTCATCCGGCAGAAGACCTTGCGATGTGACAAGAGAACCGGCGCCAGGCTGATCGGTGCGACCCTCATTCACCTTCTCCAAAGTGGACTGAAGACGAACCTCATACTCAATGCCGATGACGTCATCGAGGACGCCTTCGGAATTGTCCCAACTCAGCTTGATCGCCGGTCTGCGGGCATCGCCGGTTCTGTCGACCAAAATCCAAGGCTCTGCATACCAATCAATGATGACCTGTGGCGCGGGCCGGATAACGCCAACAGCGCCATCCACCGGAGGATGAAAGTCAGTATTCGTATTCCAGTCATAGTCGGACGGATCCACCTCAGTGATATCGATCATCACATCGAGGTTCGCACGGTCGGCAACACCGTCGATCCGCATCAGCTTGTTGACATAGCCGTTGCGAACCGAGGTCCACTCAAACACTTCGCCAGGCGTGGCGTAAGCCCAGAACTTAGGCGGCAGGACAAGCGTGTGCCGGCGGAACCGGCGCGCCTCTTCCAAGGCGGATTTCATCAGCCTCTGCACCTGCTCGGCATACGGCACGAAATCCAAAGGCACATCAGCCATAAGACGGCGGTTACCGTCCTGCGTCTCGAAATCTGATCGGAAGAGCGGCGGCGCTGTCTTGGTCACCCAGCCGTCGGCAGGAGAAGGATAGGTTGCCGATACACCGTTGATGGTATCCGCGAGACCGAGAAACGGGGTGAACTCCTGCTCTTCGGTTGATAGAATATCGTCATCGGTGAACGCGATCACCGGTCCCTGTGGCGCACCGGAATGCAGCGTGTAGACACCGCCCACCTCTGCGATCTTGCCCTGACAGGCAGTGAGAATAGCCTCAACAGCAGACGCAATAGGCGCATCGACAGAAATCTCGCCAGCGCTTCGATAGGTCGGCTCTGGGCCAGACGCACCTTCGATCGTCGCGCGATGCTTGTTGATCTGCCCGATCCAGTCGGCGGAAGGCAAGCGAGCAGCTGATAGGCCTTGCAGGCCATAGAACCACTCGCCGTCATAATAGATACCGCGCAGGATATTGTAGAGCTGCACTGCCGGCAGATTGTCGCCGTCGCCGCCCCACGTAGACGGGTCGGCAAACCGCTGCGGCCCAGATCCGCCAACAGAGGTGTCGCGCGACGGGTCGTAAAGCGGGATGCCGCGCACCACGAACTTGAACGCTGGCACGCCCGAGAACTTGTTCGAAGACACGCGCGCAGTGACGGCGGCATAGGCCACACCCTTACCGACGCGAGTATCAGCCCAACTGCGATTTGCATTGGTCGCGCTCGTAGAGATGCCAATATCGGCGGTCGTCTGCCGTCCGTCGTGGAAGCTGACCCACAGGTTTCCGGCGTAGGTTCCTTGAGCTTCGCGACCCAACGCCGAAACGGTTGAACCAAGCTCGACCTTTTCGCCGTTCACCCAGAACTCATCGAGACCAGCAACAGGCAAGTCCGAGATCGCAATGATCTGTGTCAGATAGGCGTTCGGCGTCTCACCGTCCCTACCCCAAGTGTTCACCCAGACAAGCGAACCTGCAGTCGCGTAGCGACCAAGAATGAAGGAGCGCGCTAGATCGCCGCCGCCTTGGAGGGTGCCATTGATGGCGAAGTTTTGGCTTGCGGCAGACTGCTTGCCTGCGAACGCTTGCCCGAACAGACTCACACCGAGTCCGACTGCTGTTTTGAGCAGGAATGAGCCGACGACGCCCAGGCCGCCGATAAAACCAGACACGCTTGCAGCTACGCCACTGATCAGCGACGCAATGCCGGTAAAAATAGCCATAGATTTTCCTTGAAAGCGCTAGGCGCCAAAGGCGGTCAGAGCGGCTTCATGAAGTGCGTTTCGACCGCGCTATAACCGCGGCGCTCGTAGAGCTTGGAGACGTCATTGGTGACGAGCGACGCCATCCCGACAGAGACGCAGCCTACAGAGCGTGCCCAAATCTCATAGGCATCAAGCATTGCGATCGCGCCACGCCCGCGAGCTTGCGGCGTCACGAACCAAACTGTCTCTTTGGCCATGCGCCCAGCGCCGAAGGGATGGTCGAAAGCTGACGCCATCAACACGCCTTGAGCCCGCTCGCCTGAAACTAGCACGCAGGACAGTGGGGAAAGCATGTGCTGCTGAAACAGGCGATCGGCGTAGGATGCATGGAACGGAAAGGTGAAGCCTGCGGCCTCGTGGCTTTCACGCAAGAGGGCCACGACTCGGTCCCGGTCTTCTGCAGTGGCAAAACGGACGTCCATCAGAAAATCCCCAAGAACTTCTTGCGCTTTTTCTGAGTGGGGACAACGCCCTTCTCAGACCCCCAGAAGAACTCCCATTCCTGCACAGTTGCCGCGTCCATGTAGAACGTGTCGAGATCCTGCCTAAGCAACTGCGTCGCGTGGCTACGGGTCGAAGGGTTGGAGCGCGTCATTTCCTGCGTATGGCTCGCGCAGACAATCGTCACGCTACCCTCGTCGTTCTCGCTAGGCGTCGTGATTGTGATGTTGTCGACGAAGCCAACGAAGCGGCATTCCGCAGGCGCCACCATTTGTCGGCTTTCAGGATCGAATAGACCACGGTAGATTTCGACACGTGCCTGCCGGCAGTCGTAAAGGCGCACCAGCGTCTGCACATGTTCGCTTACCTGCGAAAGGCGGATATTGACATTCTGCACCGAAAGGTTCGCAACAAGCGGGATGTCATCGATCTGCACCAACGTGCCGGAGCCGTACCATTCACGCGTTACCGGCAAGCCTGTATCCGGATGAATGACAGACGCCGAAATGTTGCCGACGTCCGACCACATGCCATCCGTGACCGCTGCGCCAGTTGCTCGATCGCGTGCGACAAACCACAGGAAGTCACGCGCCACCAGTTGCCGCGCCTCGAGCGCAGCAAGGTTTTCTGCAGAGATGTTTCTCATGTTGCCCCTTAACGAGCCTCAATCGCTTGGAATGTCACCGTGCCGCGACCAGTAGCCATGTCGGCGGTCGTTGACACGGATCCTGGCACGATCGCCATGATGCAAGACGGCTTGACCAGCGTGGCGGCAGCAGGCGCTGTCACACCCGGCCACAGATTCGGGCGGATTTCGAAGGACGCGGCAACGCCGCTGCTGTTAGCGGTGGCCGCCTCCATGACCATGTGCAGGTCTTTGTCGCCGATCTGTATATAGTCGCCAACTGACACCTGGTAGCCCGCCGGTAAGCCCGAGAGCGTGATCGACTTGTTATCCGCACCGATTGCCGACATCTGCGCAACGCCGTTGAAGGCCTCACCTGTAGGCCATCTGCCGTTCGGGTACGCAACCGGAAAGCAGCGAGACTTCGGAAAGGCTCGAAACGTCTTCAGGCCGTTCTCAAGGCTGGTCAGGCGCGCACGCCAATAGTCAAGCTCGTTGGGCTTCATCGTGCGAGATTGCACCGCCATCTTCCAGAGCGGCGAACCCATGTCCTTCACGATCGTACGCCCGCCTGCCATGCGCGACTGCTCTTGCCGCCACATCAACTCAAACTCAGTGGTCCAACCTGGGAAGTCGTCGAAGAATGAAGTTGGGAGTGGGTATGTGATTGTCATGCCCTACCCCAACTTCACATTTCGTTTCTGCGCAGATCGTACAGCAGCCTCTACACGGCCCTGCAACTCATTCTGCATCTTGGCCAGCGCCTTTTCCTGTCTCGCCACGGCCTCAACCGAAGCGCCGCGATTGTCGACCACAGGATTGAAGTTCACGACCACGCCAGCCGACTGAGGCGTCTTGAGCGATGGCAAGCTTGGCACCGAGACGCCGACTGCGCCACCGTTGGCGTAGCCTTTCAAACTGCGCCGCATCGCTTCCAGTGCGGCAGGGCCGCCAGCAGCTTTGACCGCCGCCTTGTCGAAGACATATTCGCCTTTATGCACGACACCGGCAGGCTGGTACTTTCCGCCATCGCCGGTGTAGCCGCCAGAGGCGAAGCCAAAACCCTTAAACAGATTGGTGAGCCAGCCGCCGCTGCTTGTTGCAGATTTGCCACCAAATAAGTCGTCGAACGCGCTGTTCAGCAAAAGCTCGGCAAACTTATTTGTTAGGTTCTTGATTGCCTCGCCGAGGCTTTGAGCGCCTAGCACTACATCAGCAAATCCACTGCGTGCAGTGTCGTAGAACTCCTTCGCGGAATCCTGAGCATTTTCTTGCGCTTCTTCGACTTGGCGAAGAATATCAGCTTGCTTTGCGTATGCCGAGGATGCCTCGTCGATAGCGGCCACCTGTTCAGGCGACAGCCGGATGTTTTCGAGATCAGTCTGGCCTTTGCGACGAGCCTCTTCTCGTAGATCAGCCAAAGCTTGCTGCTCCAAGTCCAAGGCGAGACGTCGCTTTTCCTGAGCCTGGTATCCGAGATTTACTGTGGCCTGCTCTTCAATAAGCGCGGCTGTACGATCCTTGACCGCCTGAATATCTTCCCGAAATTTGTCGGCAGCGGTCTTTTTCGGCGCCTTTGTCTTGTCGGTAGGCGTAGTTCCAGTGCCGCCGCCGAAACCGGACGGCTGATTTTTCATTTGCTCATTGACGAACTTGAGCTGTTCACCGATCTTCAAGGCGGCTTTGCCTATAGCGGTGGCGTTGGCGTCCGATGTCTTAGCCGCGTAGTCGAACGGCTCGAAGCTCATTTCATAGCCGGTCAAGGCCTTCGTCATCGCCCTGAAATTGTCGGCTCGAGCGCGGGCGGCAAGAGAATCGGCGTAAGCCAATTCGAAAGCTGCTCTGGCGGCTGTGTATTGCATTTGGATCTGGTCGCGCAGCGCGGATGTGTATCCGTTTGACGATGCTTTGGCCTGATCAAGGGCTGTAGCATTGCTCGCAATAGCCGTATTTGCATTGCTGATAGCGGTATCTGTAGCATTCGCGCCATCGACGATGAGATACAATGCCGCGGCAGCACCGCCAGCGATAAGACCTATTGGACCAAGCGCTGCCACAAGGCTGCCTGCTACAAGAGTACCTGTGCGAACTGCCGTAATAAAGGCGCCCAATGCTGCTACGGCATTGCCGAGCCCAGCAACCAAGCCGACGAGAGCTCGTCCGGTCAGCGCACCAACGAGAATGGTGACAAACTCCAGAACCACATTGCCGACTTCCTTGAAGTTGTCGGCGAGGTAGTTCAGGGCTTCGACAAGCTTGCCGCTGGCTCCCGCGGACGCATCCGCATTGCCGATGTAAGCGGTAAATTCGTTGTTGATGCGCGTCATCGCATCGGCGATCGTGGAATTCGTAGCCTTGAACTGCGCTTCGATGGGCTTCTGAGCATTCAGGATTGCCTTAAACACGCGGTCGGATGTCAGCTTCCCTTCAGCCCCAAGCTGCTTGAGACCTGAGATACTGACCTTAAACTCGTCGGCAATTGCCTTTGCCAGGATCGGCGCATTCTCACGGAGGGACCGAAGCTCGTCGCCTTGTAGGACGCCGGAGCCGAGCGCCTGGCCCAGCTGCAAGATGCCCGCAGCCTGTTCCTGCGCAGATGCTCCTCCGGCCTTGAAAGCTTTGGAAACGATGTCAGTGGCGGTGGCGATTTCCTGCTCCGACTGGGCCACGCCAGAAGCGGAGCGTATCAGTCGGGCGTATAGGTCAACGTAGTCACTGAATGCAGTCCTTGCGCCATTTGCGCCGTCCTTCAACTCATTCAGGGATCTGGCCTGAACGCCTGCTGATGTGGCGGCCGCGCCGATCTTGTTGCCTGCTTCAGTCCATGCGTCCGCATAGGCAGCCACCTCTCGAACACTCAAAGCCGTCCCCGCCAAAGCCACGGTGGATCTCAAGGCCCCATCAAGCGAGGAAGATATGCGGTTACCCATGCCGGCAAAAGACTTCTCAACCTTACTATTCATGGCAAGGAAGCGTCGTTCAATTTCGCTGGCCCGCTTCTGCGTGAGGCCTGTTGCTCTCGCCATAGCATTTTCATATTTCTTGATGTCAGCCGAAAGCTGCACAACCAGACGTTCGAGATCTGTTGTTGCCATGGTCGTTTTGCCTTATGGGTAAATGAATATTTTTGGAGGCTAATATGAAGACGCTAATCGCCATCGCACTTTTGGCCGCCGCCTTCCCCGCATCAGCTCGACAAGTTGATAATTGCCGAGCCATCAAAGACAACGATCAGAGACTCGCGTGCTTTGATCGAACCGCGGGGGAGGTTGCTGCCGACGAGTGCGAGGCAACGCAGCCAGGGAAATTCAGTGCTGACTGCATCAACGAAAAGCTGCAGAAGCAGAAGCCCTAAAGCCAATCCCAGAGATCATCGATCTCTTGAGTGGTGAGCGATCCGTCATCAGCAGTATTCGCTTCGACGTATCCGTCGACGGCCGCCATGAACTGCCACATAGACATTTCGTTGACCTGCTGAGGCGTGAATCCCATCACAGCCCCCGTGCCGTAGATCGCAGCAAATCTCAGCTTTCCGTTGGGGAGATCGTCGAGCTGTTTTCGGTCTGATTTGCTGCGCCGGCCTCCCCCACACTCTCCTCCGGGGCGCCGGTCAAAGCCGCACCAAGTACAGCCTGAGCAACGATAGCATAATCGTTTGCTGGTCTGGTTTTGACGTGCTCCCTGATGAGCTTCGTGGCTTCTTCCGGCTTACGTCCTGCACCGATCAGCCCCAGTCGGAGAGTATGCTCGATATCCTCGATACGCCAAAGATTTCGAGCTAGTCTGTCGTGTACAACATAAGGACCGGCGTCGCACTTCTCTTGTAGCTGCGCCAGTTCGCCCCACCCGAGACGGAATTCGTAGTCTCCGTCCCAGATTGTCAATTCAATGCGCGCGTCCCTCATTATGGCGTCACCGGCGTGGTAACGCGGACCATCTCGCCGTCACTCTGCAGCGAAACGTTGTTCGTTGCGCGCTGGCCATTGTTGGCGCCAACTTCCATGCTCTCAATGTGCATGCGGCCGGTCCACGTAATGGTTTTCGCGGGGAATTCCCACTCAACCTTGACAGGGATGCTGTCGATGCTCTCAAAGCCTTCGATCCATGTGTCGACGCTTTCCGAAGCAAGCACGCCCTCACCGGAGATACCCATAGAGAGCGAAGTCGCGTCGCGGCCGACCCAGTCGACCTTGTCGGGGTCGGTGCAGTCGGGAATCTGGACTTCTTCAAGCCCCTTGTTCAACGTGATCGACCGCTGCGTGAAGCCGCACGGATTGCTGTAAACGATCGGATTCGCGTCATTGCCGAGGAGCACACGAATCTTGCCCCCTTTGATGGTGGTTGCTTGCGCCATAAAGGCCTCCAAAATGTAGGGTGTTAGTGGTGCTCGACGCCAGCGCGGAACGTGCTGACAATCTGCGTGGTCAAGCCATCCGGAGCGCGCAGATCGCGGCGTCCGTCGTACTCGAAGTAGACAAGCGCATTGTCGGTCAGAGGCAGGCTTTGCTCTTCCAGCGCCCTCTTTATGGCCTTGGCGATCTTGCGCCCTTCCATGTAGCCAGGATCGCGCGACCATGTGTCCAGCTGAACAATCAGCTCGGACGCTTCAATGCAGTCCGCGTCCTCTGGCAGTTCCTGTGTCGGCCCAAACGATACGTATGGGAACGTCGCGGTTATCTTACCGTTCTCAGTGGGTACGCGGTCATAGATCCGCTCGCCGACAAGTGCGGTAACGTCCGGGCTCGCCTTCAATCTATTGACGATGGCGACTTGCAATTCGTGGGCTGCGTCGTGAGTCATGATCCGCGCGCCACCTTCTTTGCTGATGCGGTTACCGACCTGGCGACGGCGCTCCGAGCCCGACGCTTGTTCGCCCTCCACGAAACGTAGAAGAACGGCTGAGCCTTTGTTCCCGGGTTTTCGGATCCTGCGAATATGCCGCCGTTTTCGTGCTTGGCGGTGCCAAACTCGACCCACTTCGCGTAATACGCATCCCTGCTGCCGGCATAGATGGTGATCGTCATGCGGTCATCACCGGTGGAATCCACCGATGCGACAACCATCGATCCTTTAGGCGCCCTGCCCCATGTCCAGCCGATGGATTCGTAAAGAACCATCTCGGCGACAGGCACAAGGCTCTGCATCATTGCGACGATTTGCTCGGCGGTCTTTTCCATCTGCTGACGGATCATTTGCCGCGCCACAATGGGCAGTTTCGCAAGCTTGCGATTTAGGCTGCTGAGGCCTTTTATCGTCATCCGCTGGCCACCCCGCTTTGACACAGGAAGTCCAGCCATTGCCGATCGTCCGTCGGGGTGATGTCTCGAATATTAAACTCAGTGCCCCGCCAGTCATCACCGACGAATGAACCGCTTCGGACGTCACGCACCCGCCAATCAGTGCTCACCTGTCGCGTTTTCGTCGACGCGCGAACAAAGATCACTTGCGTGTGCTGCCCTTGCAAACGGTCGGCTAGAACGGTCTCGCCGCCGCGCAGGTGAACGAAGCCAGCCCTCGTTTGAAAGCGTTCCACCCACCTGCCGACGGTCACGCCATCGCCGCGGTCGACTTCTTCACGTTGGTCAAAAGCCACAAGGCGGGAAAGGTCACTCGCTGATCTGGTTTTCGCCATCTCGCTGCGCCTCCGCATCCTTGCCGGTCCAGCGAGCCTTGCCGGCCGCTACAGCCTTAACAGCACAGTCGCGCTTCACTGTCCCCTCCCAACCAGCCAGATAACCGGTCGTCGACTGCGGCGTGGGCTTGTAGTCATAGTCTTGTGTGAATTTCACTCGTGCCATGATTGGCTCCTATGCCACCGCAGGATCTCGAAGAGGATAAAGAAGGGCAGTCACCGGCGCCGGCAGATAGCCGGGCTCGAAGTATCGGTCGGGGTCTTGGTCGGGACTGCGGTAAAGATAACCGACCAACATAATCGTCGAGACGACCACTTCTGGGGGGATGTCTGCACCTTCAGCAAGCAGCGGCTCGGCCGCAGCCTTGAGGTAGTTCGCGACGGATTTGGAAGCCGCCATCAGGAGCAAGTTCAACAGCGCGTCATCATCGGTCTCGGTCGGCAAGATGCGGAGTGATGCCTTGAGTTCATCCAGCGTCGCAAAGGGAATAGCCATTTCACTCTCCCTTGGCCGGTACGCCGACGCGAACAGAATTCACCGGCGCAATATCCTTAACGACGCCATCCTTGCCATCTCGGCCGCGCTTGACCGACAGACGCCAATCGGCGCCGGAATCAGGCTTGGCCTTGGTGTCTTTCTGAGCAATCCAGATGCTGCCGCCCCAGGTCACCGCGTCGCCCGCCTTGTATTCACCGGCCTCGCGGTAGACGCCTCGATCGATCACGATCGGCATGACAAGCGGAAACTCTTTGACGGTTTCGCCCTTGGTAAACTTGAGCGTCACCGTTTTCTCGCCGTCGTAATCAACGGCCAGGTCGTCAAAGCCCAGGCCATCCTTTCCGGGATCGCCATCCTTGCCAACAACGGGCCCCATGTTCTTTGTGGTGCCGTCGGACATGGTGAGGATAAGATCGCCAGCGCGGTCGATGAGCGCGCTTTTCACGCTCATCGGGTCCGGCTTTGATTCTGCCTCGGCGAGACGTCGCTCAAGGTCTTCCACTCGTTTCGCCATTGCGTCGATCTGGGTTTTCACGGCGGCGGCAAGCTCGGCGCCGATAGCCTTAGCGTCGATCATGTCACGCCTTTCATGAATGCGCCCACCAGCTCGGCGGCGAAGGCACGTTGCTTGGCCTCCTCGCCCTCTGGATCGGGAGCGGGTTCTGTCTGGTTGTCCGGCTCTGCCTTCGGTGTAGTCGACTTGGCGAACGGATCATCTTGCGCGTCGCGCTTGGCGAGCGCCTGCAAGCTGAAGTTCTGCTGCTGAAGCATCGGGCTGTCGCCGCCTTCCTTGGGTGGCAAGTCGAGCTTCTTACGCATTTCATTCGGCGCCAGGATGCCTTTCGACTTATCAAGAACGTCCATCTGCGTGACGCTATCCATTCGCAACAGGCCTTCGACGTCAAACTCAGTGCCGAGGCCTTCCTTCAACTCAAGGCCTTCATCAAGGCAGAGCTCAACTGACTCGATCAGCACCTGCAGGCACTGTGAGTAATACTCGACATTCAAAGACTGGACGTTGTTCGCCGTCGGCACAGATCCGACGCCGACCTTGTAAGGCGGGACGTGGTAAGTTGAGCAAACCACCTCTGCCGTCCATTTCAGCTGCTCAATAAGCTGGCTGTCGACGGCCTTGGCGCGCATCGCCTCGTATTTCAGGTTGTCGCCAAGAACAGCGACCTTGCCGGCATTGTCGCCGGAGAATTCCGCGTCCCAGTACTCTTTGATGCGCTTGGCTGTGTCATCGTCGATGGCACCGGGCGCCGTGAGAACGCCACCAGGTCGCGCGCCATTCTGAAAGAACTTTGCGCTGTCGCTCTGGATGGCCAACCCCTGCATCGCGGCAAGACCGCCGGCGAAGATAGGCGAGAGGCCGAGCAGCGGATGATAGAAGCAGTTGAACCTGTCGTGAATGATTTCGCGCGCGGGGACAGTGATTGACTGCGTAATTCCGGCCAGGTTGTCGGCGTTGATCTGGTAGAATACATCGCCGGTGTCACTTACCAGCGGCGTCACGAGGTTCGGGTCAAGGACGTAAAGCTTCGCTACGGCGCCTCGATTATCTCGCTGCTTTAGTACGTATGCGTTGCCCGACTGAAGCTTCGACAGCATCCAGCATTCGAAGAACTGAATGCGGTTCTGAAAATGGTTTGGCTTTCGCAGGACTGGCGTATGGGTCCGGTTCGTTGTTTCCGACCAGATGCCGTCCTTAGAGCGCTCTACCAACTTCACGCGCAGTTTGGAGATGTCTGACGCGATTAGCGTGCGGCAAGCAAAATCTGCATGATACGAGAGAACGGAATCGAATTTGACTTCCACGTTCCGCTGCCACGCGCCTGGGAAGCTCTCCATGATGCGAAACCAGCCTCGGCGCCCCTGCGTGACCGGTGATGCCGCTTTCTGCTGCGCCGGTGCGCGCTTACTGCCGAGACCGAAAAATCTCATCAACTATCAACCTTCTTTGTGCGCTTGCGCCGCTTGGCGTCCTGCGCAGGTGGTTCGTTGTTCTTTTGCGGCTCATCAACGACAAGGTCGGATCGGCCATATCCAAGTCGGGAAAGAACCCGTTCGTATCGAGGATCGTCAGCGCGAAGAGCGCGCGTCATGTATGTGTCGGATTTCATGTCGATCTCCGTTGAAAAGCCGGTCGCAATCTTGCGACCGGCCTCATCATCAATAATTAGCCGACAGAGGCCTCGGGGGTGCCCCAAGCGACGCCGGTGAGGTACGCGACTGCGCTTGCGCGGCGGCGAGACCAGTTCACGGTGCGCTCAGCGCGGAAACCAACGCTGTTGGTCTGCCACAGCGAGACGAGCTCGGCAGCAGTAGGCGCGACGCTGTCGCCGGTGGGAGCGCTGTCCATTTCAAGGGACGCCTCAGTCGACATATCGACGTCGATATCGCCTTCGTCGGCGAGGTAGATGTCGGATGCGTTGACCAGCGCCACAACGCCGTTCGGGACGTATTCCGAGATGATGACCGGCAGACCCGAGAGAGTGCCACCATTCATGGTGATGCCTGGGAATTCTGGCTGGCCAAGCGGATTGGTCATCAGCGACAGCGCCAGAGCGGTCGTTGCCTCCATCAGGAAGACGCCGGTTGTCGGGGCGTTGTTGGCGGCGATGAACGCACCAAACAGCGCCCGAAGATCGGTACGTACTGCATCGGACGTGTTGCCCGAAGAAGCGATGCCGGCAACGCCGTTGAGGATCGACGCCGGCGATACGCCTTCAACCGCGCCCTTTGCCGGGTCGATGAAGTCCGTATCAAGGCGAGCCCGGAGCGCAGCGGCCAGCTGATCGCGCACGATAGCCTCAGCCGATGGGCTGGAGTCGCGCAGGACTTCCATGGTGACGACAGCGATGTTGGCAACCTTGAGCGGGTTGAGAGTGGTGCGGCTGAAGTCGAACTTTGTCAGCGGCTTCGCCTTACCTTCGCCGACCCAGTAACCAGCGCCGCCGGAAGTCTGACCTATGAGGGGAACGCGGAAAGGAACTCGGCGAAGCGACGGAACGCCGTTCGCGCCGAACCGACCCAGGATCGTTTGCGGGCGAAGGAACTCGACGAAGTCAGCGAACACGCTGGATTCTTCGCCAACCAGATTGCCGGCCCAGTTTGCGTTGCCCGTGTTACCGGCCGAAACTGCTGCCTTCACGACAGCGGCGATAGTCGGGTCGTCCTTGTAGCGCTCCTCGGCGATCGAGATGGGGTCGCGGTGGGTCTTGTGCGCCAGGCCGATGCACTTTGCGAAACGGGCGAAGCGGATGCCCTTCTCGGGTGCGGGGGCCTTGACCGTAACACCTGCACGAGCGGCAGAGCCTTCCGGCGTGGACTTCACCTGCGTCACGGGCTTGGCCGTAGTCGCCTGCGCCTTTTCCAGAGAGCGGAGACGCTTCAGGTCGCCGTCGATGGCGTCGACCTCAGCAGAAAGCGTATCGAATTCTTCCTGTTCCGCGGTGTCGGTGGAGCGACCTTCGTCGATCGACTTCTGCATGACGTCAGCCATGCGTGCGGACTTTGCCTGGCGAGAGGCTTCAAGTGCCGCGATCTGTTCTGCGATAGTTTTCATATTTGGATCTTTCTCGGGAATGAGAGATACAGAGTGGGTGGATTTTCCCGAGACGCCGGGACGTTTTGGCCGATCTGCATCGGTCTGCTCTTTGCCTGTCGCGGCCAGCAGATTGCGATCGATCGACTTGATCGTTGAAATCACCGCGTCAGCGTTGGCCGGAACGGAGACGAGCGAAAGCTCTAAAACCTCGGATTTGATGAAGCGGATGCCGCCGCCATCGAGCCACGCGTGCTCAATGCTTCGGAAGCCGATTGAAACCGCCCGCACAAGGCCGGCCTTGAGTTCTCCCCACGCCGTTTCTATGCGGTCACGAAGCGGGCCAGCATCGTCGATCTTGGGCAGCCGGGCCTCGAAGGTAATGCCATCCTTCGTGGGGGCATCGAACGTCACCGTTCCGACCGGCTTGTCATGGTCGTGCTGATGCAGCAGTGGCATCGGGTTCTTGAATTGAACGCCGAGGGGCTCGACAATGTCACCAACTCGATCAGGGTTGGGTGTGGTCGCGACGCCCCGGATAATACGTTCGTCATCCTCAACCGACTTAACGGTGAGGACCGAATACATGCGGTTCATTTTGATGATCCTATCGGCCGACAACAATCATCTGGAACTGCGGCTTGCGCTTGGGTTCCGGATTGCGGCTCATGACTGTGACGGCGTTGAAAAGCGCCATAACCGGGTCGATCTTTGCGTCGCCGGCGTTTTGTTTTGTGGCTCGAATGGCTGTTGCGGTCGGCTCAATTTTAAGGTTGGAAACGCACCAGTCCATCATCGATGCCCCGGCGTGCAACAATGTGCCGTTGGCAAGCTTTCGCTCGGCGGTTTTGATGGCGTTCATCATCTGGAACCCTTGAGGTACGCCTATAAGCAGGCCTTCCTCCTGGGTGACGCCGATCTCGTCGAGTGCTTCGACCATCTCGCCAAGGCCGGCGGGGTCGACTGCGACACACGCCAATAGGCCAGCCTCTTTGATCATCGAGATAATCTCGACTATCCCCGAAATGTCAGCGAGCTTGTCGTCGACGATAGTGAGGTGGCCCGCCTTCTCGAAGTCTTTCAGTACAGAGGCGATCGACTTTCGTCTTTCAAGCACCCCTTCGTGGCACCACGCGTGAGACCAGCAAAGCCAGTTGCGCGTCTTCCGGTGCCTGCCAATGACGGTGAGGCCGAACAAGTCATCAAGACCGCCGCCATCGATACCGGGAACCACGACGTCACTGTTGGCCAGGATGTAGTCTAGCGTTATGTCCGGGTTGCCGCGGCTCGGCCACAGATCAGCGCCAGGCCATCGGTTGGCGCGCAGGTTCATGCCAATCTCGATATTTAGATGCTTCGCAAGGAAGGTGCGCTTTGTATCACCGTCGCCGGCAAGCTCTTTGCGCATCTCATCTTCGAGCCAGCTGCGGCTGACAGACTTTCCCATATTTGGGTTGGTGACGTAGAAATTCTCGGGCTTGAGGTACGCCTCCGACTTCACCATCTTCGACGGGAATTCGTAGATCACAGCCAGAAACTTAGGATCTGCAATCACGCCGTCTCGCACGTTGCGCGCATACTCAAGCTTCTGCTTGAACACGCCCGCAGGCGGGGCGTCGCTCTGCGTCGAGAGCGAAATTACAAAACCCTCTGGTCTAGACACAAGTCCGCCTGTCGCTTCGCGGAGCATTGCGTCAGCGTGCGTTTTCTTGCCGAAAATCCACAGCTCGTCGATGAGGATGAAAGCGGCCTTCTTGCCAGACACGGTATCTGTGTCGGCAGCAACGACCTTGAGGACAGCCTTCGTCACCTTGTGCGTGATGGTCCGCAGATGGTCCTGAATATGTAGCACGCTCGCCAAATCGGGATCGTGCCTCACCATGTCAGCCGCCGGCTTAAAGGCGTTTTGTGCAACCTCGATCGTAGGAGCCAAAAGCAATAGCTCGGCCGACAGGCGCCAGTTGCGTATCAGCGCCGTAACCATGATGGCGGCCGCGATTGTCGACTTGGAATTCTTCTTGCTGATCAGAAGAAAGAATTCCTTGATCAGTCGTTCGCCTGTTGACGCGTCGTATGCGCCAAAGATCGCCCTGACGAAATCGAAAACCCATTCCTCACAAGCTTCGCCGAATGTAGGGCAGCCTGGCGCGTCAACAATCCGCAAAGACTTGAAGACATCCAGCGCCGCATCGGCCTCTTCAGCAAAGAGCGGCGGGCATGGGATCAACGATTCGCGCGCAACAATGCGCCGTTCCCAGTCTGGGCACGCCGTCGTCCATTCCATGATTTACCTTCAGAGTGCTTTGGGCGGCGCAGGCGTTGCGAACCTGCCAGCGGAAACGACCCTCTCGGCCTCTGCCTGAGCCTGTTCCTTCTTGCCAAGCGCTTTATCGCTGGGCTTCTCGTGAACAAACGGAGCGGCCGCAATGGCCATCCTGTCGCGCCGATCATTGTCGGCCCCGCTGTCGTTCATCACGGTTAGCATGTAGTCTAGCGGCGACATGCCTGATTTACGCGCCGCATTCTTGATGTCAGGCGCCACTTTGATGACCTTTGCCTTTGGTGCTTTCGCGCCTTTTGGGCGCCCAGCCCCAGCACGAAATCCGCCACTGGCCATGGTGCTTCAGCCTCCTCGGCTGCCTCCTAAAAAAATCAAATTAAAAGGAAAAAAAATCTGAATGCGGGGGACGCGGGTGCGGCGAGACAGGGCTTCCACAAAAGTGGAATACCCCCCTACCTTTCTTTTGCGATTCGGTTCAGATTGGCGATCTCAACCTAGGAGGGAACCATGGTCAAAGAAGTCATTAGCTGTGTCGACGAAATGGATAACCAGGTGATCGTGGTGAAATCGCAGATTACGCATCTGTCAGTGTTTGACGCCGAGATGACGGTCATCCATCTGGTGAGCGGGAGCTCAGTAACTGTCCTTGGTACGGTTCACGAGCTCGTATCGAAGATCTGGTTGCCCAACCCTTAAGCCATATCAGCCATGCGCTCCTCGCGTTGGATGATGCTGTCATGAACGCGCTTCGTCACAGTCTCAAGATTGTTGATGTCCCAGAACAACGCCGGGTCGCCTCGATGCGGGATCCGGTGATTGGCAACGGGTGAGTTAGGATCATTGCCGGTCCCCACACATACCTCGCCAGAGCGCTGGCAGGTGTATAGGTCACGCTCGAATACCTTGCGTCTCAGCTTCTCCCACCGTGATGTCGCGTACCACTTACGCCATGGCTGTGTGCTTCCACGGTAACGATCGCGCGCCTTCTCGCCTTTGTCTCTGCCCACGAGCGGCTTGATCGTTCCTACCAGAGGCTTGAGTGTCTGAAGCTTCGGCATAGGTTCGGCAATCCAATGTTTTGGGCGTGGATGACAAGGAAGACAGCGGCAATGATAGCGTCGGTCATGGCGGCTCCCTTGGTTTGGTTGCGGCCGCGGAGTTGAACCGACGCTCTTAACCGCATGAACTGAAACTGAAGGCGACTGGGAGCGTGCACGACCTATCAAGCTTTCGCTGACAGGGTCACACTACAACCAGCCGCACGACTGCCTGAGCTCGCGGAGGAGCACGCGCTCTAAGGCAATGGTAATTGAGGCAGTCCCGGCATCGTAACGAGTTTACACGTCCGTCCGAATTCAGCGCCCCAAATCAAAACGGCAGCCGAAGCTGCCGTGTGGGTTTTCTACCCCTTCATAAATATGCGGGATGAGATCGAGGTTTACCGGACATCAAGCTGCGTTTTTTTGATCTTCTTCTTCGCCTTTCCTCAATTCTGAATTCAGTGCATCAATTGCCGCCTCGATCAGAGCTGCACCGCGCTTTTCCGCGTAGGCAGGCGCAAGACCCATCGCTATTCCGATAGTCTTCGCACTTGCCTTGCCGATAGCTAGATCCAGAACGTCGACATGCCTTCCAAGTTTTTTCACGAGGTAGTCGACGAAGTTTTCCGTTTCTACGCTCCTGCAAGCGTTGAACTCTCGCCCTGCTGGCTGTGATGCTGTCGGCTTTGGTTGCTTGACGCCACCTACCCATTGCGGACCGGGTACAATCGCATCAGGCCCTCGCGATGCATGTGCTGGCAGCTTTTCGAATGGTACGCTGCCATCTACGCCGAACTGCTGAAGAATGAGGCGCGCCTCTTTTGCCTCTGGCGTAGGCTCGCATGCTTCGCGTCGTTCACCGATAAATGGCCTGTGTAGATGATTGGCGGCCAAAGGCGACACTGCGCCCCTCAGTCGGATGTAAGACCAGATTGCCGATTCAGATCGATCACCCGATGCTGCGCCACCCTTCTCGCCTCGTCGGCGCTCAACCGGCTTCAGCTTTTTGCCTTTGGCCGTTACGCCCCAGGATTTCAGCACTCCGTCCGTAAACGTAAGGCCACCGATTTTGGCCTCAAGCGCGCTGCGCTTATATCCGGATCGACTCGTCTGCCTCACCGTGTATTCCGTCTTTGGTGCAGGCGCATCGTCATAGACGTTGACCATTTCACCGGTGTGATGCCAGCGCTCACGATCTACGACCTTGCGACCGACAGCGCCCATGAGCTCGGATTCAGACGGCCTGGTCTCGATCGTTACCTCGGGCTCATATTCACCTTCCTCATCTGCGGTAACGATGTCTTTTGGATGCCTGAAATCGCGCCATCGCTGCAGGCCTTTCACGCGAACAAGATCACCGCGATGGGCAAGTCGCTCCATTGCCGGCCAGGCCAGAACGTCGGCAGGAGGCTTGTTGTCGTTGGCAGCCTGGCGCGGCTTTTCTGTTGTGGCTTTGTAGCTGCCCAGCATTTCAGCCAACTGCGATAGGGACTTTGCTTTCAAGCTGCGATCTCCTTGGTGGTTGGTTCGTTGTCGTTAGCGGCCACCATGCTTCCTGCATCAAACACGTGCGGCCGCATTGACGCCTCATCGTTCAATCGCTCGAAAGCGGCCCTGCCGCTCTTGGGCAGCCACTTGTCGTGGACCATCGTTGGCGCGGATCCCACGCCTGGGAAAGGACCGCCAATATTCTGGATGCGGGTTCTGAGCATTTGTCCTCCGTTCTGATATGAAGGGTATTTTTAGATTTTCAGCCGCGAAAGTCTTGGGGGCGTGCACAATTTTGGAGAGGCCTATCGAAGGGGTGTCGACCCTAGCTAGACACCCATACAGGGATACCACCACTGTCATGGCAAAATTTGCCACATCTCATTTGTCTGGGAGTTCGTGCATGTTTTTACGCGCGCACGTACGAAAGACGCGCTTCCAGACCACTAAAAACTGTGTTCTGGGGGTAGCCCACCTCTTAATTACCCCCTCTTTAACACATGTATATGATATTATTGTATTTTTTCTGATACAAGAGGGGGTAAAAGGGGGGAGGAAGACCCGTCCAAGACCCGTCCAAGGGTGGGCGATTTTGGACTAGCAACACACACACCAATGGCAATTTCTTCTCCCCCCTCAACCCCACCCTTCGACTAGCCTTTATACGGGTCTTTTCACCCCTCTGGACGCTCCACAATCACGTCCTTTGGGAGGTGATCAGCAGACCAAAAGCGCACTCTGGTTTGGCCTGATTTCGTTGGTTGAGAGCCGAGATGGATTTCGCGAGCCTGCCGCAGCATAAAGATGATGTCCTCAAGGTTTTTCCGCTGGATTGAACCCCGAACAGCCTTGATTATTGCGTTCCCTGTCGCACCCTCCTTACCCTTCTTGGCAACGATACGCTTTATTCTTAGGTAGTCGGCGCTTTTTTCGTTGTCCGCAATATTCTCATCTGCTCCGCACAGGATCACATTGAGCGAATGCTCCGCGACAGAGTTTGCCCACTCCTGTATTTCTGCGGTGATAACCGGCTCCTTTGGGTCGACGCCGATTGCAACCACCATTGCTAGGCGCGCTGCGTTCTCGCCCACACGATTGAGGATAGGGCGATATTGCGGATCGACCTTTTTCTTCATTTCCCGAATTCGATCGTCGAAATCCTCGAAGATGTCATCGACACCTTGTGCCCACTCGACTGTCATAATCGGATGCGGCTTTTCCTCCGATCTGGCAGTGAGCGCACAGAACTGGCCGGTGTATTTGCCGGACGCCAAACCCAGAAGTGCGGCAACCTTGTCTGAAAGAGACGTTGGGATTTTGTCGATAGAGTTTGGTGGTCGGCGCACCTTCACCGGTTCGGCATTACCAACATCAACGAGGACAAGGCGACCGAGTAAACCTTCCGAAATATTGCCGGATGACAGCGCATTCCAAAAGGTTGATGGCGTGGATATACCGTGTATAGAAAGACAAGGTGCAATAATTCGAGGTATGTTGCCTACCGCCTTCTCTTGGCCACCCCAGAACCCCGCGGGAGCTCCAGTTAACTCCATCAACGCGGCAATGATTTCCGCACGATGAGAGGGTGCATTCCTCCCCGTATGCTCGCCGAGCCAGCGGCCGAACTCATCTTGCACCACGATCGCGGAGGGCGACTTGCGCAGTTTTCCAGCGAGGCCGGGGAGGCTCCGAATCTGATCTGAAAACAAATTCTCACTCACTTTATGGCCCCACGTAGTGCTATCCGCCAACGCGGCTGTAGCGCGAATGGTGATGTCTTTACCAAACCCAGACTCAGCAAGCCCCACGATGTACAGGTTGCTTCGCAAGCCTGTCGGACCTTTGTATCGGCGACCGACAAGACCTGCGGTAAATGCCAGCGATGCGACGAGAGCAAGATGTGGAGATGGGAACCGAGCGCAGCCGATTATGAAGCGCGCGAAATCACCCACTGCCCCTGGTGGGAAACACAAGCTTTCCGGTAGACCCGAAGCTCTTGCTGGAGACGTTTGATGCGCAGCATCATCATCCGGATCATCGTCATTTGCGGCCACAACGGCAGGGGATTTTTTTAGCGACCCGAGCGTCATACGGACGCCTAGATCGCTTTGCCATCCGAGGGTGGCCGGATCGGTTCCCAGCTGATCGCACAGCCAGTGGGCGGCATCTTTAGGCGTCGGCGCGCCACCGTACTCCTTAACTATTTCTATCGCGGTATAGGACCTCTCCTCGCCGAAGTCTTGGATACCATCTTCGTGTATGGAGATGTCCTCCTCAAGCGACCGTCCGAGATCCTTACTGGTGATGCGCCAAGCACCGGTACCGGCTTCTTTTCGAGCGCCCTTGAACAAACTTGACACCCATGCATCGGTATTGCTCAGTGCTGCCGAGTTCACACGCTGCCAAAAACTACCTACATCTGTGGATGATGACTGAGGTTCGGCCTTCTTGATAAGAGGTGTACCGATGTTGGCGAGGTATGTGTCAGCTTCTCTGACGAACGCGTCGATTGCCGACGGTTCGATTTCAGGCAGGTCCGCGAATAGAATTTCGAGCGGAGATGGGCCGACCCACTGGTACGCGCTGCCGGTGTCAGGATGAATGCCAAATGCAACAAATTGCTGGCCGCTTCCTAAAATCTCAACCTGGCAATCATGCCCGTTGACTGCATACTTTTTTGTCGCCGTCTTGCGGCGCGAGCTGGACGCACGGAATACAAACGTGGTTTTTGGTGCGCGACCAATCCGCTGAATCGCACTATCCGCACCGGGCAGTGACAAAACCAGTGACCCGAGGTGAGCGGCGGCTTCTGCATCTGGAACATCGATATCGATCGCTACCACCTCACCGCACAGAATCCCGGTGTTCGTGTGATCAGAGAAACGGCGGGCCTGCCCTTCAATTTGCTCTAGCTTTGGCTTGAAATTTGACCAGCCCTTGATCTTGGGCCGCTTGCCGTCGACCGGCACCGGTATGTAACCGTTTCTGATCAGCGTGCGACGTATCTCGATTGCGCCATCAATCGGCGATTCCGCATTTTCAGTTTCGAGTTTTGTTTGTTCCGGCAACTTGGCCTCCCAGTGCTTTCGACGCTGCGTCTGTGATTTTCTCTGCGATATCTCGGCGGAAAGTCATCGAGTGCCTACCGCCGATGTTAGGAGCGACGGTCACGCGGGATCCGTCGGTGCGCTCACGAAGCAGCAAGCCAAACAATCGGACGCCATCGAGATCGACCGTAAATTTTGCTATCGTCCGCGCTGATCCGGGAAAAACTGCCGGTCTTTCGACCGGCTCAATTGCTTGTATGGCGACACTCATTTGCGAGCCGCCGCATCGTTTTCGATCTTCTCAATACAGGCCTGCCAAACAAATTCACAGGTCCGCTGATCGGCAAAAAACGCGTCAGCCACATACCGAAGAAGGCCCGATTTCGGAGGAATGTCGTCCGCCCAATACTCGACGAGTCCAAATCGTCGACGGTCAAGTTCTTCACCCTCGGTTTTGGCGATACGTTCGATGAAAAGTGCGGGGGCGTGCTTGTCAATTTGCCTTGCATCTGCGGCGTATCCGTCCAGGAAGTCGATAGCCAAGCCGTATCCACGATGACGGATAGTTGGCGCTGACGGTGCCATCGTTGATGTAAGGCGTTCGAAACGTGTGTTGTTTATAATGCGCATGGGTCTCCTCTCGCCGACGGATGCCGGTAGGTTGTTGTGGGTGATGTGTGGGTGTGTTGATTTAGGCGGCTAAAGCCGGAAGGTGATCCGATACGATCGCGACTACATCTTCTTGCTCAAGGTGATTTCGCTCAAGCAATGCTGCAGCCAGAGCGTCTATGGCAGTCCAGTTGTCAAGAACAAGACGACGCGATCGTTCTAGCAGCTTTACCCATCCAGCACGCCTTCCGGCTAGGATGCGGAGATCTTCGAACACAGCCTCGGCGGATTCGAAATCGCTAGTGCCGACGCGGGTCAATCGGGATTGCCATCTCATCGATTGAAGGCTCTTGCATCCTTGCGAAAAAACATCCGCGAACGGCCCTGCAACGCAAGCGACAATCTCCCACTCGGCGGCCTTAATTCGATCAAGGATGAGTGGACTCTTTGTCCTAACGTATGCCTCAGCTATCCCGGTGCCGACGCCGTTGTAAAGGCCGGTCGACTCGCAGACGCCGAAACAAAATATCGGTCTCGTTCTTCCCGGCACTATGTTCGTTTGGCCTGGCCTGATCTGCACACCATGCAGACCTCGGGGGTTTCCGAAGATATCCATCGCGGCCAGCACATAGGCGACTGCGTGCGCCGCTTCGTGACGGGCGATGTGCAGCCATATAGGATCAGACGCAGGCGGGCAAAAGCGGATGGTTTCCCGCTTCATGCCGATGCCCTCGCGCCGACAGCCGCATCTATCCACGCTTCAACCTCTGCGCGGACGTAGGCGATCCGTTTGATGCCGATCTGCACCGGCTGAGGGAATCTGTTTTCCCTGGACATGCGGGCAAGCAGGACGCGCGACATAGTCGTCGCAGCCGACGCCTCTTTCGGCGTCATCAAACGCGGCTTGTTATCATTCGCTGGAATCATGGTGTCTCCTCTTGGCCAAGACGGAGTCAGGGCGCAAAATGAAAAGATTGATTTTGAGAAGGTTCGGTGCATCCGGCGAGTGCCGGGTTAGAAGTTGATCGACGCTCGTAGCGCCGCCCGTTCGTGGGCTTGACGGCAGGCAAGCCTACGGCTGCTGGTCGGGCACCACCCCGACGGCGTCGAGACCACCACAATCTCGACAGTCCTACATTAGACGCGTTTTACAAATTAGTCAAGATGTGGAAACTATAGAAACTCAACTTTCGCAATATTTCGTCCAGTCCTCCATCATGGCGCGCCGCTTTGCGAGTGCGTCACTCCGGCGGTAGGCTTGCTCAACGACATCACCCACGGCATGGGCAAGGGCAGCTTCCGCAACCTCGCGGGGGTGGCCCGTTGTATCGCCCGCCCAATCGCGGAAGCTGGAGCGCAAACCGTGCAGCGTAATAGACTTGTCCTCTGACGCGGCCCGCAGACTTTTCACCATGGCCGTGTCTGAAATCGCTGTGCCTTCCTTGCCGCCTTCAAATACCAAGTCACCGGTTGCCACCTGCTTACGCGCCTCAAGGATAGCCAGCATTCGGCCGGTGAGGGGAACGCGGTGCTCACGGCCCGCCTTCATACGCTCGGCCGGCACAATCCAAACTGCCTGGGCAAAGTCAATCTCAGACCAGACGGCGCCGCGTACTTCGCCAGAACGCGAAGCGGTGAGGGCGGTAAACTCAACCGCTCGAGCAGAAACAGCGTCACTTGCCCGTAGCTTCGCCATGATGGCAGGCATGTCTTTATATGCCGCCGCTGCATGGTGTCCGCGCGTCAGCTTGCTGCGGGCCGGGAGCAACTCTTTCAGGCCTCCTCTCCAGCTAGCCGGATTGTCTCCAGTGAATAGCCCGCGCGCACGGGCGTGATCCATTACCGCCGCGATTCGCATCCTCGTGCGATCGGCTGTTTCCGGAATCGTCGACCAGATTGGCTTCAGGGCTTCAACCACGTCGTCGCGGGTAATGTCGCCAACCGCCTTCTTGTGGAGGGGTTTTGCGTATTCATCAAGCGTCATACGCCATTGCGCCTTATGTTTCGCGTTTTTGAAGCTGGCTTCCTTTACCTCGATCACATCTTCCATGACGTCGGCGAATGTCTTGCGTGTTGCCATATCCTCGCCGCGCGCCAGCCGTGCGCGAACCTCATCCGCCTTTTCGCGAGCCAAGGCCAGCGGCACCGGTGCGGTGCCTTGACCATATCCACCTAGACCGATTTCCACTCGCTTGCCTGCCCGCTTATAAATGAACACCCATTGGCGGCTGCCGCCGGCGCGAACACGCAGGAACAAACCGTCGCCATCGCCGTATATCCCTGGCTTGGTCAGTGCTTTGATTTTAGTCTCTGAAAGCTTATTGCGCGCCATCGCTTCGCCCGTTGTCATAACTTTATACAGGAAACTATGGCAAATATGGCCATTGTCAACGAAGTCGTGTCAATAGTTTCAATAGCTTACGAAGATCAGCGGACTTCCTCTCCGCCATTCCAACATATGCCATATATAGTTGCACTTCTGGAACACACTCACCGCTACACTGTGATGTGCTGCTTGAAGCTGTACGGACGAATGGTTTCGACGACACGATCCGTCACTGTCTTGAACAGAATCAGCGATTATCCCTGCGGGAAAAACAATCCATATTGGTTCGTGGCTCGATAGAGTGTTCGGCTCCATAGGCGCCGACGAGCGCTCACAAGTCGTTGAACTCCAGTACCCCTCATTGGCAATGAAGCCACTGGCAAACGCGGTCTTTTATGCAGTCGCCTTTAAGCGCACAGACGGTCGGTATCGACATTTAAGGAGCGCATACGATCAAGCTCCATCGAGAACTCTGACTTTAAGGCACACAAATCGAACCACTCTGCGTGCTTCAGCCCGTGGACGGTGTCTTTCGAGGGCGCCTAACCTAGCAGTCCCTGCTGGCCACCAACTCAGAACAAACGCTCATTTCACCTCTATCCGTTTTGGAACATTATCGAGTTTGGTCGCGTTATCGACACGGAAACAACATGAGGTGATTTCAAATGGCACAGACCAAATTGAACGTCGTTGAAGATTCTGTCGAAAACCAGATCGCTGAGCTCCGCTCCCAGATCGCATCTCTTTCCAAGTCTGTATCGGCGCGAGCTGGCTCGATCTCGGAAGACGCGTCGGACTTTGTGGACGAAGCGAAAGGCCGCGTTCAGCGCGTGGCGCAGAGTGCAGCCGAGACCGTGAAGGCGCAGAGCCATAACGTGGTAGAAGCAGTGAGGGAAAACCCTGCGACCGCCACGTCTGTTCTGACGGTCGTCGGCGCATTGGGCTTCGCCCTCGGCTATTTCGTGGCAAACGCCTCGACGCAGCACAACAGCAGCAGCCTCTATCGTTGGCGCTAA